TGTTAAACGTCATATCAGCCATTTGTTTTCCCCCTTAAATTTTTTGATAAACCGCACAGATAACTGCACAACATAGGTACCCGTGCCTTCCTCATCCGCTTGAAGCAGCGTACCGTTCTGTGCGGTGATCCGCTCCTCCCGGGGATCATCCCCGAATACCGGAGCGGTACCGGCTGCGGACTGCTCCTGCACCCATTCCTGCAGGTCCACGATCCAGTCGGCGTTTTTTTCGGCTCCCGCATCATCATTGGGGGCCTTTTCAAACACATAATACAGGCCGAAATTATACTGGTTGGTGACTGTGACATTACCGACGATATCTCGCTTCCGACTCACTTCCACCAGTCCATCCGGTAAAATGCCGCCGGTGCAGGGAATCTTGTCGGTAAAATCCACCTGAAAGCCGGAGAGAACATCGAACTGTGGAAATGTTGCCAGCCAGGACCGGACTGTTTCCAAAGTATTCATGTCGGATCAGCCCTCCCCTGAACATAATTCTTCAGATCCGTCAGCATGGCGTCACCTTCCTTTTCCTGAAGGCGCTGGCCCCAGTGAGGCCCTGCCTTCGGATTTTTCGTCAGGGTATACGTCAGGGGCCGCCCAGTCGCTTTCAGCTGTGTGCCGCGCCGCCAGCGGGGCCCAATGCCTGGGATTACCCCAGGGCCTTTCCCCGTCGCCGCATTGACCATAACCTTGCCTTCATGCAGATATCTGGCATAGGGGACGAAGGTATTGATCTCTGGCTGGCTGACAGGAGACTGCGCCTGCGTCAGCTTGATGGTTGCCCCGGTACGGTACGGCATATACCGCACGATACGCCGCAGCACATTGGCAGTATGGAACTGCTGTACATCACCATTCACGTCCAGACCCTTCCGGCGGAGGATTTCTTCCACCGGGTGGCTATTTACCTTGACGCTGCCAACGATTGACACACTATCCACCTGCCTCCGTATGAACTACGCTGCCATTCCAGTATTTCGGATCAACATACTTGATGACCACCAGCCCCGGCACCTTCACCGGGATCAGTGAGGACCACTCCGCCCGGGTATTGACCTCCGGTCCCTCTCCCAGAAGGACCTTATCTCCCACTGCAACCGGGACATCTGCTCCGGGGATGACCAGCAGGAAGCTGTTCGCCTCGCCGCTGCCGGTCTTATCCACATTCTGCGTCTTTTTGAAATCCAGAAAAGCATTGGTGAAGACCTTCCGGGCATAGGTATCCTGACCGCTCTGGTGGTAGATGGTGACAGTCTGGCTGCAGAGGCTGTAATCGACCGGGCACACCCGGCGTCTGAGAGCCAGCATCAGCCGCACCCCCTGTAAATGTCCAGATAGAGGCACGCGGCCCTATACAGCGCCTTGGCCTGTCCTCTCTCGGACACATCTACCGCGGCGGCGGCCGCGCTGCCGTAGGTGGTTGATACAGAGCCAATAGACGCAGACTGTACTGATCCCGTCGCACCGCTTACGATCATGTCAACGTTGTGCAGCGCCTCAGCCATAGCGCAGACAGCCATTCCCTCTGCCTGCTCGTCCGAAGCAGTCACAGTATAGATCCGCTTGTAGCGACGGAGTTGATCCGCCGCCCTGGCTTCCAGCTCCGCCCAATCGTCAGCAGGGATGGCGCCGCCATAATAGACGGAAATGTAAAATTCATAATCGACCATAGCGGCGCTCCTCCTTACGCTTCTGTGTCAGCAGCCTCGGGCTGCTCGGCTTCAAGCTGCTCGTCTTCAGTGTGTTTGTCCTGAAGGTGCTTCGCAAGAGCCGCTTCGCTCTTGTAGTTCTTGCCGCAATGTGGGCAGATATAAGCCGGTTCCTCCGGCGGCAGGATCATGCCGACAATACGCATACCCGTTCCTCCTTAGGCCTTGGCCTTATGGTGCAGGTAGATGCCCGCCACCTTGTTCTCGTATACGTCAGCAATGCCGACATTGCGGTAGCCGAACTTATAGGCGTCGGCGCTCTGGTTCTGCTCAGGAGTGATGATCTTGGGCGCCACGTGCTTCTCGAACTGGATAACAGCGGACTTTTCGATGATCATGAAGTTGATATCGCAGCCGTTGGTGGGGTCCTTCGCATAGCCGCCGGCCTCTTCGCTGGAGGTCGTACCGTCATACTGATCGATAGCGGTATAGAAACGGCTCTGAGGCACCTTGATGATGCCCGCAAAGGTTTCCAGAACCTCCTTGGACTTGGTGGTATCCAGGTCGCGGATCATGCCGTACAGAGTGGGGGTGATGAACAGATAGCGGTTGTTGGGGTCCACCTCATCCTCATCCATCTTGTTCACGCCTGCGCGCAGGGCAGTGACGACAGCCGTACCGTCTGCCAGAGTCGCACCGGCAGAGATTTTGGAGATACCAGAAGCGCCGGCATACTGGGCGAAGCGGAAGGCATCCAGTTCCGGACCAACCTTCGTCCGCAGGAACTCACCAGAGAGCTGGCCGAAGGCAATGCCGGCAGTCTCCAGATTATCCATAGTATCCACCTGGAACATGCGGCCACGGTCAAAATTGCACCTGACCGTCTCATTGGTGAGCGTTACATCACCGTTCACATAACCGCCGTTGCGGCTGTAATCGGCGAGGCCCTGCATGGAGATCTTGGGGATAATCATCTCGTTGTAGCTTGCGCCCTGGCGCACCAGCTCGGGGTTACCATCCAGTACAGAGGTCAGGGAAGCCCGCTTGTAGATCTTATCCAGGATAGGGATAAAAGTCTTAGCCAGAGTAATAGCGTTTGCCATTATGAAAAACTCCTCTCGTTATTGTGTCTCAATCCTTCTCTGGATCGAGTCCGGCGGCTGCCATAATCTTGGCAGTCTCAGCATCATACTTACCGGGAGGAGTGGACCGGCCCGTACCGCCCGCATAGGGAGGCGGTGTGCTGTCATCCTCAAACAGATAGGCGTTATCCTTCTTTAGAGCCTCCAGAGCGTCCTTGATATCCGCGTCCTGATTGGTAGACTTCTTCAGCTTCTCGACATCCAGCAGCGCAGAAATAGCCTTGGCATTGCGGCCCTTGGCGGCGGTGATGGCCTCTTTGATCTTTCCATCAAACGCCATTCCGTTCAGTTTGTCCTGCCACTCCTTGTCTTTGGTGGAGAGTTGGGTATTGAGGGTCTTGATCTTGTCCTGCAGATCCTTCACGTCAACGCCCTCGAACGCCTTCAAGCCATCCTGAGCGGTCTTCAGCTGCTCCTTGATCGCCTCGTAGTCGGCGAATGGCTTCTTCGCGGACTCGATATCACGGCCATTCTCCGCCATGATCGTGTCGATCAGATCCTTGCCCAGTGCCTGGTCGCCGATCTTCAGGTTCTCCAAAAATTCACGCTTCACTGTTTTCTCCTCTCTCCGCTACGCTTTCGGTACGCGGGTCGCCTCCGCTGCGGTCGGCCTTGATTACGCCTGGCCAGGGCAAATATGAGCACAGGCACAGGCCTGCAATCAACAAAAAAGGAGCCGGCAGGATATCTCCTGTCAGCTCCACTCAGCTCTTTCCACCCACCACTTAGGGCAGAGAACATTATTTCGTTTTCACAACATCGCGGCGGATTCGAATAACCTTCACGCCGCCGCCGGGCATGGGGATCAGTTCAACCCGGTCATCCTTTGCCAAGATGGCTTCGATCGCTTTGATAGTCTGTTCTGTCATAAATCACCCGCTCGCGCCTTTCTAATCACAGTCCCGGAGTAATTTCTTTGACACCTTTAGCAGCCTGATACAGCCGCCGCATAATAGAATTTTCCTGCAAATATTCAAGCCCTTTCAGCGTAATACGGGCGTCCTTGACGTTCACATGGGTCTCTCCAAGAATATCCCTGCTGATCGACGCGCCTTTGATGTATCCGACATCGACCGTCATTTCAATGTACCTGCCCCAGCGTTCAGGTGTGACCCCCAGCGCATCCGGCCCGATCTGCTGTACAGCATCGAATTCCGGGTAGTCCATCGCTCTTTCCAGCGCGGTCAGAATTTTGTATACAGCCTTGAAATTATCCATTATACGACAAGCTCCTCGCAGACTTCCGCAAGGGATTTACCGTCAACAAACGGGGTCGACATAGCCAGGTCTACACTCTCCACCGTAATTTCTTTACCGTCATAAGAAAGAGAGATGTCCGAATGGCTGAAGGGGCATATTGCCCCGTGCTTACCGTGGTATTCAAAATCAATATCCTGCGTCAAACCCGCAATAAGGGTTTTCATGTCAATCGCTTTCAAGGATATCCGAACTCTCCTTTCTTTCAAAATCTGTCAGCTCTCTTGCCGGTCGACCGACAATCGCGTCGTCCTCCCAGATGATATCGTGGGCGTGTTCACCGTGTTTTCCATACGGATGCCGTTTCAGATTGCCGTGCGGCCCATTGCTGACCTGACGGATCTGCTTTCCAACAGCGTCGAAAAAGATTCGATCCCGTTGTTTCCCGCTCTGGGATGTTACATCAATAATGGCATTTGGCATATATCGCGGCGGAACTCTAGGGTGCGTATGCTTCGTCCAATCGTCTGTAACAACAACTGAACCATCCTCATGATACCGTACTTCTGAATATTTTTCAACGGTTTTCATAACTTCGGCCATCTGCTTCGGGCCAAAGCCGGACACCTCCAGCCGCTCGTCCTCTGTGCGGAGGCCAACGCCATCGGAAAAGCTGCGATATTCCTGCTGCAGAAGCACCAGGCGGCTCTTTCGCGGCGCTGCGTCCTCCGGCCCAGCCAGCAGCACACGGCGTTTCTGCGCCCGTATGGCGCGCTCCATGCGGCGCTGCATCTGCGTAGCCTCATAGCCGGTATAATGCCGGCCCTCGAAAGTGACGCCCTTTTCGTTGTCCTGCCGGAACTGCTCCAATTCGGCGGCAGTATACTGCGGACGGGTCACGCCAAGAATGATCGGGCTGGCAACATGGCCGCAGTTCAGCGTGCCGATTCGGCGCACCAGACTGTTATTGAGTTCCTCATAGGCAGCGTCGCTGTACTGTAGGCCCTGTATCGGCTCATGATCCGGGGCGCTGTTGGCGTGTGCGGAGATCTCCCAGCCGTTACAGCCGAGGGCGTCGTGGTTCTGCTGGCTGATCTGCTCCGTCATTAGGCCGAGGCCGCCCATGATATTGCGCCGAACCGCCGCTTCCAGTCCGGTGTGTACCCCGGAAGCATACGCGACAGAAACGCCATGCTTTACGATCCCGGAGCAAGCCCGCCGGATCGCCGTGTTGTAATCGGCGGCGCCGGTGAATACCTGCTGAAAGGCGTAGTCTGTGCAGGCCATATACGCCTTCGGTAAAGTCTGATATTGGCCGTATGGATCCATCAGCATGAGGGCTTTGGTCTGTGTGATGTTCTTCAGCTCATCACCGGCCAAGGCAGTAGCGGCAGACACGATCTGCTGGGTTGCCGGATTCGCGTCAAACGGTATGAGATGCCCCGGATACCTGCTGAGCGTCGTATCATACCCATATCGAGCCGCCGTGCGTAGGAGTTTCCTCGCTTCCCATCGGGTCACGCCGAGCAGCTGGGCGAGGTCTCGCTCCAGTTCCTTGCGGTCCTTCCCCAGCCATTCAGCGCGCCAGGCTTCATAGGCGGCGGTGCTGGTGAGCTTTCCCGCATCCTGTATGCGGCGGGCAATATCCTTCAGAAGGTAGGTGTTGATCGGGTCGATCAGACGCCCCGCAGCGAGGCGGAAACCCTCGATCTGCTCCGGCGTCAGCATTACTCATCCCCCGCCCCTTCCATCGCTTGGATCTCAGGCATATACTTCTCCCGAACCTTCTTCAGATCTGCCTCGGTTTCAATCGGCATATCGAAATACCAGCCGACAGCGATCTCCGGCTTCAGGAGGCCGCGAGCCACCATGTCCTTATAGTCAGCCCAGGTCTGATCCTCGTCATACAAAATCCCATTGCCCCAGCTGATGACCACATCCTTGGCAGGGTCGATATCCGGGCCGGAATAGATCTTGTACATTCGTCCAAGGACGCCGCACACGCGCAGTGCTTCTCTGGCCGCGGTCTCCCACATATGCTGGAAGTCGATAATGGTCAGGTTATAATCTCCGGCACTGCTGGTGATCTCCGTTGCGGTACGTTCAGCGGCCTCCACCTCGGAGAGCAGGCCGCGCTTCAGGCCGATCAAACTCTCCACATTGCGGAGGTACTCTGTCTTTCTCGCCAAGAAGGACTGCTCTCGCAGGGCCGGCGAGAAGATCGTCATGCCGACGGCATCCGGGTCATCATCAAGGCCCACAAAGAGGTCATCCGTCAGCCGTTTCTTGCCGTCAGAGCCTGTCCTCAGCAGATCCGCTGACGCCACAATGCGGCTCCGACCATTCTCAAACTCCCGGTTAAGCTGCGCTTCGTTCCGGTTGATGTTATGGATCAGGCCAGCCGCCGGCGCATAGACACTGACGGCGTCCGGGCTGCCATCCACCGTGTTCTCCTGCGGAGCCCGTACCGGGATCAGGCCGATGGAGCCGATACCTGGAAGAACCAACTCCGGCACCAAGTCCGCGTATTTTTCCAAGGCGCCGAGGCTCGTTTCATACCCGAGGATCTGCGCGGTCTCGGAGCGGTACAGCTTGGTTTCGATAGTCAAATCGCCTTTTGTATCCACACGGCGCCGTTCAAGCAGCGTGTAGTAGCTCCGGCCCTCCACGGTGCGCTCCGCCATGCCGATATCGGTGATCTCATCGCGTTCGTTGCGGCCCAGTGGGATATAGCTGCCACGGGACACCACGGCGAACGTCACGCCCATCCGGCCAAAGACCGGCTTCAGGAAGCACTGGCCGCCGATAAGAGCCTGCTGCATAGCTTTGACCTTGACTGCGTCCAGCTCCCGCAGAAGGGCGTCGATATACTCAGCCCCCTGCTTTGTCGGCACGGCCTTGTATTCGGAGAAGGTGGTCTTGGTAAGCTTGGCCACCACCGACACCGGGATGCGCTGGCACGGGTCTTCGTCCTGTGTAGGCTCTGTCTGATAGTACAGCTGCGCCCAGTCCTTGATTGCCGCCTGCATCGTGTCGGTTGTAATGTCCTTCACGCCGAAAGCCTGCTCAAAGTTATAAACTTTTCCCTGCTCAAACAGGGCGGAGAAAATACTCACGGCTTAGATACCTCCCGACAGTTGATCACGATCCGGGGCTGGCGGCGCTGCGCTGCCTGAACCCCGTCGATATATGCCTGCAGGCGCTCAATCTCTCTGGCCTGGGCTTTACACTTCTCACTCAGCAGTTCGTTAGCACGCATCAGATCATCTCTGCACCATGCCGGAAGGAACCGCTCATACAGCCACTTTTTCAGTTTGCTCACTGGCCCCTCCGTTTCCAGATCTTGTTTGTGCCATATCTTACAGCGTCGATGTGATGGTTGGCTGCGTCAGGATAGCCCTGCAGCACCTCGCCCGTCTTTCCATCGCGCTCGTATTCGTATTCAG